GTATTTGATACTTGAAGAGGGTCAAACGTTTCGGGCGCATTCTCTGCAATGAAAACTTCATACAGAGGCCCAATGATACACGTAGGAAGTTCCGCCTCTACTGGCGCAATAACATCCTGCTGTGTAGTTTGTACTACTCTTACTCCCGGTTGGTTTGGCATTTTATTCTCCTATATCCCAGATTGCATCTAAGAATATCATGCATCCAGCTGAATGCTAATATTTTGTAGTATCCAATCTGCGATGGGTTCGTTTGGTGTGCCATTTTCATCAAATGTAAGTTCTTGGCACGCTTCGTAAATTGCGATTCTTATAGTCTCAACAGGATCTCCAGTTCTATCCGAAAACCAATCTTGATCCATCTTCATTCTGAAGTTTATCGTACAGTCATAGTAACCAGGTTTTGATTCATCTGGCCTACTTAATCGAAGTGGTGGACCTCCCACCAACTCGCTTATATTATCTACCCCTAGAGCATATATCGCTTTCCTAAACATAGAAATTGACTTAGCTGTGGCAGATTGTAATAGCTTAGCTGAGGCTTTTGTGGCAGCTACACAGTGTATTGTGTAGGGGTGCATGTAGGGGGTTATGTGACTTTCATTGTTCACTCCCCAATGATTTAAATTACTCCCTGTTGCCTGAATAACCTCTTGAAAGCCACCCTCTTGGATAATAAGAGCGGGGATGGCATTCACCGTTTCGTCCTGATAGCTTTCAGACATCTCGATAATCAGGCTATTCTGCACCATATTATCGATATACCTAAACTCGTTAAGAACATCTTGATACAGAGTTTCTTGACAGAAAAAACCTTTAAGAAAGCCTATAAGTATTGCTTCTCCTCGTACAACAAAGTTCATACTTCCTCACCGGGAAAAAATAGACTACCTTCTATCTTCTGTTTATCGACTTGCATAAGTGTTAAGCTCTGACTTACTACTACCCCATTCGGCTCGCTGGAGCTAATATTTAAAGTCTTCCACACTCTACCCGTATCCTTTTCTACCATCATATCGCCAGGCTCTATGATGGGGTAAGCCGCAGTCCAAGCCTGTCTGACGATTTCCTCTGAAGAACCGTAGGCCTCAATAATGGTTGACTTAGGTACTGGAGTCATCCACCTCAATCTAAAAGTAACAGGCAGCGTCCAACCTTCTATATAACCCGTTCCCTGACATTGCTCGCACCTAGCCACAGTACCCCTTTCGCCGGTGTACGGGTCTGTACAGCTAGTACACAAAGTTCCGTGTTTGGTTCGCTTGTATAATGCGAAGTCCCACGCTCCGTAGCCTGGGTGTGTATTGACTCCCCTTAATGTGATTTCATGTTGTCTAATTATTTCTGAAGTAATCTTGCTGCCACCTTTACTCGTTGTAATAGGCTTAGATCGGACCAGGATGTTTTCTGGGGTGGCAATCTCTCGTACAGTAAGTCGGTAAAAAAGAAGTGTATGAAAACCTCTCCATGCTGTTATTTCATCTTGATAGCCAATAGAATTATAAGCAACTACATCAACTTCAGTCCACGGCCCCTCAGAGCCAGAAGCTCTCTCAATAACTACCTCGTGGCTAGAGTTAATACCATCAACCACCCATTGAAGCCTCCAGCCGAAGTCTGGCCAGACTCCAATGTTGATATCAGTAAATCTCATTATTAGACTAGCAAGCTAAGATAGTTGGTAGCGAGCTCTTTCTTCTGTTTTTTGTTGGGCATTCTGAACAGCTTCTTCTTCTTTTCTTCTTCTTCAGAAGCTTTCTTTCTCATCGGTGCCTTACTGCCTTGAGGCATAAGCCAGAAGGAGCCGCCCAAGTACTTCACCCTCGACGGTTCTGTCTCCTGACCAAGAATAACCCACTTCTTGTTCATGTAGCGAACATCTTTATTGTCGATTCGCCTTCCTCTAGCCTTGACCTCTTCGGGGCGCATGAATGCAGCTTCTTTTAGAGAGGCTTGCTTACTTCGCTTCAACCTTCCCGCAGCATCAGAAAGAATCAGATCTTTCTTATTCATCTTTCTAAGACCTCCGGTGCTCTTCTTAATGCTAAGCGGACCAGCCTTACCTTTTTTCTCTTTGCCGTCTGCGCTTCGAGTTTTCGCTTGAGACAAATTCATCTTTCTTCCGGCGTGAATTGACACGCCAGTGCCAGCATCGAGTTGAAGCTTCTTTTTGTTCATGGTGCGGACGTCACCTTCAACATCATAAACTCTTGGGCTCTTGGAGGAACTTGCCATAGCATTTACAGACCCATCTACATCATGAAGAGGCATATCACCTCCTTTCGGATGTAGCGTTTTCTTTGGCTGTGGCACTCCCTTGTTGGTAATCAACCCCATGCTCGCGGCTACCTTTTCGACTATCAGTCTTGGCTTCGGGCGCTTATTTCCAAGCTCATAACAAAGTGCAATCTTCATTAGATGTTTCATAGTATTCCTATCAGTATATGTCTGGGTACCAAGCCTCTGGACTTTCGATAAAGTCATAAGCTTGCTCTCCATTGAGTGCTATCTTTAATTGCTTTGCGTCTTCCGCGTGCGTTTGTAGGTAGTTTCCGATCCACTGCATATAATCAGAAGCTTTGTCGTTTACCGTGAACTGCACACCATTGTCATTGAAGTTGAGAAAATTTCGACTGTGAACCATACCAGCCATCTTAAGAAGCTCTATCGTAACCCCATGGAAAAGAACGAGAGGGTCTGGAAAATCCTCAACCGTGTAAGGGTTGAGGATTGGGGGTGTTTTGTTGAAGTGAGTCACCCACAACCTAATGGCAAGCATTAACTTTTCGTCGCTAATTTCAGTACCTTCAATTAGCTTATTAAACTCTGGCAGATCGCCATAGTACAAGCGCATATCTCTTATGATCTGCTCAGGTACATCTATTTCATACGAAAGTGCCATAGGTCATTCCCTGTATTTATTGCTCTAGCATGTCTAGAATTTCCTGCTTCTTAAGACCTTCTACTTCCATGCCTTTACCTTCAGCCACTTCAATCAATTCTTTCTTTAACATACTTGAGTAGTCTACCACCTCTTCTTCAGATTCAGTATTTTCTTCAAGCTCAGATACAGGACTCAGCCCCACCTCCCTCAAAGACTTCTCGGCACTTTCTTTCTCCGTTGTGTCTGCAAACTCGTCGGAAGACACGTAAGTTTTCTTTTCTTTGACAACAACCTCTTCTTCTTTTTCAACCACTTCAACAACCTCTTCTTCAGGCATTTCCATAGGAATGAGATCGCAAAGACAGTCACCAACAACAAGACCTACGAATTCTACACCCGAGTTTCTTGCAGCAGTTAGAGCGGGAGAGTGGAGAGTTCCAACCGGAACGTCTGCCCACTTGCCTGCAGAGATGACCTGATACCCAATTTTTACAGGACGCGAGCCCTTATTGTGCAATCTTACTAGCACGGGTTCAATAAAAGGAAACATTGTTATACCTCAGTGAATCGTTTAAAAAAAACCCCGAACCCCACTGAAGGGTTCGGGGCGTGAACCAATTAAGCGTTATTCGCTTATACTGGCGCGAGGATCAACTTGCCAATCGACTGGACATTACCAATCGAAGCTCCGAAGGTTCTGAAACCCTTCCATCGAAGGATATCATGCTGGTGCTCAATAGAGAAACGATCGTCGTTGAAAGTGAAGTGGTGACCAAGGTACTCAGGCTCAGTGAAGACGTAAATCTCATTCTCTGCAACAAGATCAGACTTCATGGTCTTAATCACTCGAAGACCGAAAAGCTGGTCGTATGAGTAACCATCTCTCCAGAATTCTGCCGACATACCATTATCAACTCCCGTCCAAGTGCCTGCACCTGAAGCGGTGTTCGACTGAATCCAAGTCGAAACGTAGTTGAACATTGACTGGGTCATCAGAAGAGTCGAAGCTTTAAGGTATCGACCTTGCTGATTCTGACCGTCAATTTGGTTACGTAATCTGGCGAGCAGCTGAGGACTGATAATAGTATCACTACCTGCAGACAGATCAAGCTCTAGACCTGAAGACGTGACGGCGGCGTTGCACATTCCGATGAAGATTTCATCCATCTTCTTTCGAATGTGGTAAGCAATGTGGTGACGAATGAGCTTTTGAACGGGCTGACGCATACCACGAAGTTCGCCTTCCGTCAGAGCGTACTCTGGGGATTCGATCTTGTGGAAGTTTACAGCGTATCGCTCGGTCTCAACGTACTGGTAATCACTTCGGCCACGGAATGTGGTTGTGACTGCCTGAACATCGGTGTACTCTTTGTCGATAACAACCTGGTAGTTTGGCGAGTTAACATCTCGGTCGCACTGCGCAGGTGAGATTGATTGAGCGGGAAGAATCCGTTCCATGAACGAGTCTTCGTAGATCTGAAGCTTAAGGTACTCTGCCCCTTTCTCTTCGGCCTGTTTGGCCATTTCAGGATCATTTAGAGCCTGAATAAAGACCTCATTCAATTGACTGGCGGTAAAATCAAACATTTTTTAATACTCCATCCATTATGGTGGTTATTTCTTATCCAAGATTAAAGTGGCAGAGGTAGTAACCTACACCTGCTAAGTCGGCGTCACCCACGCAACGTCCAACAACTTGAAGCGAAGCGAGAGCAGCATCAGTAGACCCGGTTACGAAGGCGGCAAATTCTGCAGCGTTCATAGGGTCCATGAGACCAGCAGCAGCGGTGCCAGCTTTAACCAGAACATCACCTGCTTCTGGCGTGGCCGTGAATAGATCTGCAGAAGCTTCAGCAATAAAAGTAGTAGCAATTGCTGTGTGTTCCTGACGAACAGTTCCATCAAGGTCGTATCTCTGCAGATCAAAGCGAGATGAACCGTCGGTCCAAATCATCTCTGCAGGAAGTCGTTGGTGAAGGGCTAAATCTCCGTCGCATGCCACAAAGAGGCCTGCAACTCGGACTACTAAAGTTCCTGGTGTAAAGTTTGCACCATCTGCCGACCTACCCTCTCGCACAATCGTGCTAAAGTCTTTTGGGTGAATCGGGCGAATTCTGTCTTTGCTCAACATTTTTGTATCTCCATTTTAAGCAATAGAAGCTAACCAATCGGTAAAGTTACCATTATTAACAGTATCCATTTCCTCAGACAGCGAAATGCCGCTTGATTCTTCAAGATACTGGACAAACATTGCCACTTTTTCGATGTGACCATCGGATGAGTTTTCTAAGCTTGCACGCTTCGCTAAAAAATCCTCAATAGTTGCAGCCTTCAGCCCATCCGGGGCTTCCGTCTGACGCGCCTGAAGCAAAACTTCTTCTGCTTGAGCGCGCTTTTCGAACATCTCAAGTCTCTCTCGAAGTTCGGAAGCTTCTTTGGCAAGGAGCCTATTTTGGTCTTGCATTGACGTCAGGCCCTGCGCTAATTTCTCAAGCGTTGTCATTATCTTTCCTTATGTCCAGTTGCCTGCACATCTCCAAAATTTCTTTATTGCTCAATCCTTGAGCACGGAATTGCCTAATAAAAGGCTCCATCACTAAAAAACCTAAGAAGCGCTCCTGAACAGTCTCCTTGCTGTTCTCTTCCAGCATAAGCTCGACCAGGAGCGCTTCAAGATTATTAGTCATCCAACAGACCCGCATCTTCAAGAACAGCAAGAGCATTCAGCACCCGAGGATCAGCGAGGGAAGCTGTAGCTTCCTTCTCTTCCCGGTTTGCTTGGTGCTTCTTGTACAGGTGACGTGCGCCTGCGCCTGCAGCCAGAAGTCCACCGGCAGCTAGTGCGCCGCCTGCAATTCCTTTACCGTGGCGACCCATGAACGCTCCTGTGGCCTTTCGGGCATCACCGACTCGTTCTTGCATCGTACGACCTTGCTTACCAGCCTCTCCAATGCTTGGATCGGCCTTCAGTTTGGAAGCAATACCAGTCTGACCACGCTTGCCTTCCTTTTCCTTGTCGGGTATGCTTCTAACTGAGCGACGGAGCTTCTTGTCCTTTTCGGTCAATTTAGGCTTCTTTCCAGCTTTAGGCTGCTTCTGCTTAGGGTTTCTCTTCGTCTTCCCATCTTCACCTTTCTGTTTCAGCTTAGGATTGTACTTAGCGTTAGCAGCAGCTCTTTCTGCATCCGAGTACCCCGACACATTAGTTTCCATATTTTCAGCAGCAATTTTATCAAGAACAAACTCGATAATATCTGTCTCGTACGCATCGGAAAGATCGTACTCAGCATATACCTCTGAGGCCACCTTTAAGAACTCATGACACATTGACTCGACACCAAGTGTGAAGTCCATGTCTCCTTCGGAAGCATACTTATCAAGAGGAGCTTCAAGCGTGTTTTGAACGACAGCAAAGACGTCGTCAATACTAGCCCCTTCCCAAGACATATCTGAGATCTGATTAAAAGCAGCCTCTTTTCCCATCAGAAGATCTTCGTTTTGATAAGCATCAACTGCATACTGATCAAAGCCCGCAAGCTTCTCAAATACAGCCAGAAGAATCTCACCTTCAGTAGAATCGGAAGTATCGTACGTTCCGTAAATATCACCTGCGGTCTTAACTAGACCGTGGCACATTGTTTCAATGCCAAGTCTAAAGTCTGACTCCTCTTCAGAAGCATACTTATCAATATCTTGATTAACCGTGATATCAACAATCTCTAAAATTTCTGCAACGGAAGCGCCATTGTCGGCGTATCCTAGAAGCTCGTCGAATGCAGCCTCTTTACCAAATTCAAATGCACTCATTTGATTAATCTCCATAATGTTGTTTGGACCATTCCAAGCAATTTTAACTAAATCATGTTCTGATTCTAACACATGTTCTGAAGCTGCCAAAAAACCTGCAGCCTCTAAAGTGCTTTCCTCTTCCAGACTAAGTTGGGCTTCCTTACAAAACTCTTGAAGAGAAGCTCCTTTTTTGTTAGCGTCATAGGCCTCTTTTAAAAAAGAGTACCAACCCAAAGTGTAAGGATCGGCTTGAGCAATGTCTTGCATCGCTTCTTTTTGACCTAAAACAAAAGGGTCGACACCATCACCAAGATCAAGCAAAGACGCTTGCTTAGCCGTATCTTCCCACCCACTCTGGAAGAAACCTTCCAGAAAGTTTGTCCAGACGGAGTTGTAGCCCGCCTGCTTAATTGTCTCCACCTCATCACCGGGCATTTCTTTTAGCCGGACGTGAACTAGAGATTCTGTATCATCGAAAATATTTTTATAGCTCATCTTAGGAAAACTCTTGAAAACTCGCCAATGGAGTGTCTGTATTGAAGATAAGCGTACTTCTCATGCTCTGTCAAAAAATTAGCGGGAGTTAATTTAGCACCCTCTTTTACTGGCGTGCCATAAATACCACCAATAGCATTGGCTAGCTTATATAACGGTCGGCCCTGTATTCCAGTTCTTTCAGTCATTCTGTAATCAACATACGGAATGATGTCTGGTCTTATAAGGCTTGCGTCTTTCTGCATAATCGCTTGGAACTCATCAGGTCTGAGAACTCCGACCGCCTCGTGGATTGTTTGTAGAGCCTCACCTCTAGACAAATCATTGGTGGCCGATATTACTTCTGGCCTGAGTACTGAACGACCCTCTGCGACATTTCCTCCAACATCCTCTTTCTTGATATCAGCCAGCTTGCTAATATTGTTTTGAAGCGATGCGACTTTTCTTAAAACTGTAGATGCTGGATCTGCGGCAATAACCACGATTGATATATCTACAAATCTTGGTTTTGGATTTTTAGCATAAACCTGTCTGCCGTCCGACAGAACCTTTAGCATCATCCCCCGAAGGTGATTGCAGTACGACATTCTCGTATTTGCCTGATTGCCACAAATAGAGCACACATCATGCTTAACCTTTGCGCCCATACTGGTGGAAATCATTCCTCCAGAAGCGAACTTTTTAAGGTCTGCTGCTATCTTCTCTCTAGGAGCGCGCACAATAAGATCGACAACGTCCATGGGGTCGTTATACGCCGACGCCATAACATCACCGATGGCGTTTCTAGGATCTTTGTTTTGGTGGTGTCTAAAGAGGTGGGCGTGCTTCTCAAAGCTTTCGTGGTGAGCCTTTAGTTCATCTCGACCAAACCAGTCCCCATTGTTATTTGGGCCATAGACCTCACCTGCACCCAAAGCTCTATCATACAAGTATGCATAGTTTGGGTCAGGGTTTCGCTCGATATCTTGTATGAGATGGGCGAGCTTCTCGGGAACGTGGGTGTCCAGTCTGGCTAATTTATTGAGACCGTTTGAGGAGATATCAATGAAGCCAGTTTCTGTGTCACCAAATGAGTCGAAATTCTTGTAAATCATTACCCTAACTCATATTGAGCTTCTTCGCGTTGTTTCTGGTTGCGATACTTCTTGTACGCTAGACCCATTCCGATACCAGCTGTTGCAAGACCGGCTCCGATTCCCATGTTCTTTTTCGTGAAAAGGGTAGGAGATTGACCTCTTACCTGGGTTTGCATTGGATCTCCACCTCCACCTCCACCGGATCGCCTGGGCTTCTTCTTGTCTTGCGCATAGTTAATATCGAGCTTTCCACCTGGAAGTAGAGTGTTCAATATTGACGCTTTGGCTGTCGAGGTTGCATTCAACGCTCTATCCGACATTCGACCTATAACTCTGCTGGGCGAAGTTGTTCTAGTCTTCGAGGTTCGAGAGGCGGGACCCATCAATACTCCTTGGTGTCTCTTTCTCTTTCTGCCCCTTATGGCGGCACTTTTTTCCATTAACGATTTCATGCTATCTATCCTTAGTTGTCTAAAACTGAATTCATGCTATTAATCAAGCCTTGATACTGGTTACTTGATCCCCTTTTGGCAAAATCAACACCAGCGCTAAGGGATTGATTGGTGATGCCCTCAAGAGACCTCGAAAGACCTCCCTTACCTCTAGTCTCTTGCACACTTGCAAGATCTTTAACAAATTCATGAGGAGCCATATGTGTCTGTTGGGCTCTTTGCAAGTAACTTCTTGCTGTAGTTATATTGCCTGCAATATCAGGAGAGAATCTCTGAAGCACTTCAAAATTCTCTCTATCTTGTCTCGATCTCGTTAAATCTGGATATTCTTTCTTTAGTCTATTCCATATTCTTTCGGTTTCGACCTTTTGGTAGAGCTTGTTAGCTCCGTGAATGCCACCGACGATAATAGCGCCAGCCCCCGCAGTCGCTAACGTGCCACCCATAATCTGACCCAAGCCTGGAGCAACCGATCCACGAGAAGATTGTCCGTACGATGGCCGTCCCCGGCGGTTAGCAATTTTTTCTAGCTCTTTCATATCGCTGTGTGTCTCTTTCAGTGAAGCTGTAAGCTCTTTTACAACTGGTGCGGTTGGTGCGCTATTAGTTCCAAAGCCCTTCTTAGCAGATACGTTACCTTTTCTGGCAGCACGCATTTTACTAACACCTCCACCAGCGGTCGCTAACGTACCGCCTCCAACTCTTGCCAGTCTCTGAGCTTTTGTTTCCCCAACAAACATTCCGGCAATTGGAATTTTTTGCATAGACCTTGTAGCAGCTTCTCCTGCAGCCATGTGAACCCCCTTGCCTATCACCTTCTTGAGTATAGCTTTTTTATATAAGGTATTCACGAGCATCCTCTTTAGCTTGTCTAATTTCCTCTAAAACCTCTTCTACTTCTTGCTCAGCAGCCCCAATACCAGAGCGCATTTCCTCTATATCGTAAGCTAACTTCACCACCTCATTGTTGAAATCTAAATCAAACTCAAAGTCTGCACTGGCGATTTTGTGCCCCCACTCTTCTAGCTGGCCCCTAACCCCATTAATAACATCTTGAGATGGAAGTTGGTTAAATACCTCAACCGGCGTACCTGCTAGCATTTGATTTGCAGCACACTTCTCAAACTTTCTAATCATATCGTCGAGAGCCATTTCAATTCTAGCCAGCTTGCTTTTCTTTTTTGATAGCTTGAGTTTGAGCATGGACAGTATACTCATGGCAATACCAGCATCTGCCGGCTTCTTACCCATGTAGTCCTCTATTCTCGTCTCGCTCTCTCTGGATGGTGGTACATCCAAAGGGGACAGATTGAGTTTTTCTTCTACACGCTGAGGAAGGCTTGGCACAGCTGAAGGCTGCTTAGACTTTAGAACCGCAATAACATTTGCTGTTTTGATTGCAGGGAATGTAAAGTGGGGATCTAGATCATTTTTAACAGCTTCTTTCTGCAAGCCCACAATAATGTTACGATTGGTACGTTCAACTATACGCTCAATGGAATGAGCGCTTAGGTTTTCCCGTGATGCTATTTTGGCAAGCTCTTGCTCTAAATTAGAGTCGTTGTCATCAAAAAAGATCGCGGTCAAATTTTTGGCTGTTTTCGAAATCATGCAGTTCTCCTATGTGAAAACTGTATCACATCAGTTTTAGGTAAACAAAAAATGTCGATCCATCAAGATATACCAGCATTGAATATTCAGATCCATTTATGCACCGTAGAACGAGTTCATAAGTCGGGTCTCATTGACGCCAGAAGTGACAGAGATAGATTCTTTGAACAGATTAACACAACATACTTTGGAGCTGAAGGTAATTATGTAACAGGTAGTAGATGTATTGTTGTAACGGATGGTAGCCAATACTTATCACTAGGCCAAATAAACGAGCCCGCACAAGGTGATGATGGGACTACTACGATTAAGAATCTCAGAAACGATCTGGCAGAACTTGTAAATGCCAGATCTCTCGTTTCTGTTAACAGTATGGGCATGCAGGCTAAGGTTGTGGTGTCTCCTGGAGCCGGAGTCGTGCTGGATAGTGGAGACAATGCAATTGTTCATCTCGATCCAGGAAATGCTAAAATAAACGAAATTGCAGATAGAAAGGAAACAATCACCGTTCCCTTCTTTGCCGATCATGACCATGATGGCGTGGTCGCTCAATCTGAATACAAGTGGAGGACGTTGGCTGATAATCTATCTTGGGATCGAGATGTAAAAAGAGAGCGCGATGACTCCCTAGATCTAGGTGCGGTATTGACCGCAAAGATAGGCCCGTCACCAAACGTTCTAAATATTGAACACAAGTTTAGCGGCGCATTACTCTCCAGTATTGAAATAGGACAGCTAGGTAACATTACGATTAAAGGATCTTCATCTACGGTAGAAGTGTCTCCAATTGGTGTAAATATTACAACTGGGTCTGGACCTCTTACCGGCCAAATAACTGTTGACTCCGCAGGTAGGCTAAAGTTGGGAAGTAACTCCATAGATCTGCTAGATACGATCAGCGACGTTATTCAAGAAATCGAAAATGCACAAGTTGTAACCCTTTTGGGTCCTCAACCTATTATTACGGCACCTCTATTTACTTTGCTTAGAACAGTTCAGCTAGCTTTAATAAAAGGGTAAATTAGGATAGTTTTCCATCTTGTAATAGAATCTGAATGTGTGAACTCCAATAGGTATAAAACATGTACAAAATAAAAAGAAAGAGCCTGACAAAAATCGCGGGAACGAATATCCCTGAAGATCAGAAGCTTTGGCCAGCCGAAGTGTTGAAGGGTCTTGTGAGCGAGCACCCGTATATTGACACCGGTAGAATCAAAATCAAGTTTACGAGAATTGAACCGGAAACGAAAACCACAATGGGTAAGATCATTGTAGGTGACGCTGCTGCAATTCCATTCTCAATCAGAACGAACGATAAGACAAAGAAGTTAGAGCTAGATCCTCTTGACATATTGTATGATGGAGAAAGCTTTCAGCACCTCAATGAAGAGTCCTTGAGAAGGACTATTGATAGACAGCAGGTGGGAAGACTCGTCAAAAAAGAGGACTCTGTACCACCAAGTAACAGATATATTGGTGATATAACAGGTGACGTTACCCCTCTAGAGTGGTCGGCATACCCAAGCGGTTTTGCCGGACCTAGAAGTACGTCTGCCGGTCAGGGTCTGCTTTCATATGTCATCAAAAATCAAGATGACGTCAGCAAGCTCTTTAACTTGCTCAATACATACGATGGCATCAACTCGTCTGTAGAGGCAATGGGTCTTAGAGATTCTCTAGAAAATCTTCGTGACGGCATGGCCGAGAAGATCCCAACGAAGAGGCTTGCTCATATTATGAAGCGCCCAGAGGGCGGTTTTGCTGTTGCCTTCGATGGTGGCGATACACGGGCCGTTCGCGCCAAAGAGCTAAAGGTTATGCTGGGTGGTGACTTCCATCCTGTTATGCGTCATGTGATGCAACGGGGTTGGGCAATGATTAGAGACTTTCCTACAATAAGAAGCGTTGATAGTGGAGCCTTAGCTGTCGTACCTACCCCAATTGAGTCTGGAGGTAGGTATCTTATTCAGGGTATGGATGGCAAAAAAATGCTCGCTCTTGTATGCGACCAAATGATCGACTTTGACGGTTCGGTCTTGAAGGTACAAAAGGCTATTTGCGAAGGCTCGCAGTGCTACGCAGAAGGCAAGGCTATTCAGGGTTGGAGAGTGCCAAAGAAAATCCCTAGAGCTTTTGACGAATATAAGAGGCAGGGTGCCCTGGTTGTCACTAAAGATTATCCACTTTCATCTTGTGACACATCATTTCCCATAGGTGTTATCGACACAGGTGTTGAGGGATGTTTTATTGACGAGTCTTGGGGGACCCCAAAAGCAACCCCCTCATTTAAGATTGAGAAGCTAATCTGCACTCCGAACGATCCAGATATTATGATCGCCAGGAGAACCGACACTTTAGAAGAAATTGGTCTTGTTATTGTTCCAGCTCTGGTTCGACCTCAGAAGATACAAGCTCATCACTTTGATAAGAATCTCATGCCTAAGAATTCTTACTACATTCCTGACCATATGTCCTTCGTTGAGACCAACGGTAAGATGATGATCTCAGATAAACAGGCTATTGTAGAAGGTAGGCCGGAAGCTCTTCTTAGAAAAAATGCAGGTATGTATTATCTGTTCGGTGAAACGGAAGACGGTAAGGTCCAGTACACCGACATGTCTCCAGACCAAGCTAGAACAAAGTTGGCATGGTTGGGTGCAACGGACGATGTTATCGAAAAGGCTATGGATATGAGCACCGGACAAGATATCACACTCGAAGGGCTAAAAGAGGTCGAAGACGTCTTAACAAAGGTCGCCTCCGAAGGTGTGCAGTTTGATCCAATCTGGATCGAAAGAATTAAGGTCGCTGCAGAAGATGCTATTCAGGGAATTGAAAAAGAGGAAGAGGCTAGAGATCCAAGAACTATTGACTCTATCCTAAGTCTTCAGTTTGTGAGTCAAGAGAACCTGGAAGATCTGGTTGAGTCTCAGGAGATATTCCAAGAGGCTGAAGATAGACTTGCTCGTCTACTACTGGCCGCCCGCCAAGGAGAGAAGTCTATTCATGAGCGAGGTGTACAAAGAGCCCTTAAGGGTATTGGTGATGCAAGAAAAAGTCTTAAGACGCTTGAAATAGAACTCGAATCTAGAAACAGATGAGAGTATTGATCAAGATTGCTGAAGCTTATGCAGGAGGGGCGAGTGGATCTGGAAGTGGCGGAACTGGTGATTCTGGGGGCGGTGCTCACAGTGGGTCTAAATCCAGCACGAACGACGTATCTCATGCTGGAAGAAACGGTCCTTTCTACTCTCTCACACTTAAGATGTGTCCTCCGGGACAAGTGAGACGTAAGGGAAAATGCGTCAAAAAATAACAGATGTAGTACGTTCATTCTGAAAAAAGCAAAATCTTTGATAGTATATATTGGAGAACTACACATACATCTAACAAGATCGCCAAAATGAATCAAGCCCTCATAGAAAGAGTACCGAGAGTCCCGCACTGGCGCTGGGTGATGCATTGTGGCAAGTCGCACGATGATTACAACGAGCCGTTTGCTCAACTTCAAAGATACGTAGATGAGGAAGAGATTGACTTGAGTCTTAGTGCTTTAGTTGAACCTACACCCGATGTAAAAAGGGCTATATCGATATACCTAACCGAGCCTCCGATTCGAGAAACAATCGAATCAATGCTCTACGAAAGGTGTTCTAAAAAACTAATCTCAGACGCTCTCTTTCATAAGTATAAAGAGGCTATTTCTGAGAATGTTGTTCGTCAGTACTCAAAGTATTTTTATGATACTGAGATAATGAACAACTATGAAATGGCCAAGTACTTCGAGAGGTCTGGTCAGAAAATACCTAAAGCCCCTCCTGTGCCAGGGCATATGAAAGAGGGTTACATTGCCTTTAAGAATGGGGTTGAGACGAAGCTCGACCCACAGCAAGCTATGATGCATATGTTCCAAACATCATTCTTCAGGGCACAAGAGTTGTCTGAGTATGGCTGGGTGGCAGATGACAAGATTATTAAATTTCAAAAAAGCGCAATGGATATACTTAAGACCATGCGTGAAGGAGAGATGGATCAACCAATACCGGAAGAGTTTATCTACGAAGTAGAGTATCCCTCAGAGACCTCCATAGATGTGTCTGAACTCGATGATTATGACCCAGAAGATGACCCTAACGAAGAGGACTTAGAAGATGTCTGATGACGTAAATATCCCAGCTCTACCTAACAGCAACAAGTCAGGCGATAGCACTGAAGCTCCATTCGAGAGAGAAGGTGAACTGGATCACACGCTAGATGTGGATTTGGGTGACGGCACTTTCGGTGAAACGAGGAGAGCGATCGCAGGCCTAACTGGTGACTGGAAGCCCGGTAAGGTACACCTTGATGTAGATTGGGACGATCCCAATACCTACGATGAAGATTGGGGTGGTGGCTGGGACGATGCTATAATCTACGACGACTAAAAACCTGAAGCGAAATACGCTTTAGCGATAACCTCTGCGTAAGCGCAGGCGTGAAACATGTCGTCCATGCCAGCCCTGTCGTATCTAAAGGTACCATCTCTCTCATTAATTTCTTTTCTGACATTTGTGAAATGTTCTGAGAAGGGGGCAAGATCTTTCCATTGAGGAAACAAAAGCTTCCTCTGGTGCATCTTCCGTATAAACGTAGCAAGGGCGTTAGTCTTATTTAAAGTGAGTCTGGGTATAAGTTGCCCTGCAGTAACCCAGCTGGCATCTTTTGAGGTGGCTGAGTTAGACCAGTAGTTAGATGTAACAAGGCCATCTCTTCCCGTCTTGGCAAGCTCTTCCTCTAGTCGGTCGTTAAGACCAAAACCTCCACCATGATCGCCGTGTACGCGAGCGCACTGAAATCTATTGATTATACGCACCATATCTGGGATGCAAAACTTAGGCGAGCACTGCTTACCTTCATACTTCTTTAGGTAGACGTACCTAAACTTACCAACTGACTGATCCATTTGACCGATGGCTAGAGTGGTTGAGAATTGGCCGTGACCCCAATCTATCCCGGCGAAATTATAGTAATTCATTGTTTTGGGGCGAGGATCATCAGACATAACAAAGTCAGGATCGCAAATCTTTTTAAGAACAGCCTCATTGATTGGAACCTCAGCCGTATCGGCTGATTCTCCAAGCACCTCATTAAGAAACAAAGATCTGTCCGTATCTTCGAACTTATCTAAGATTTCTTCCCATTTGTGAGGCAGGCTATGGGAGATTTTGCAGTGAAGCTGATTTACATGGAATCCGGCAATCTTGGCACCTGGATTATGTTTTACCCAAAGACCATCATCTACATCTAGTAGATTTCCACAGTGATGGCATATCGGACCAAGCTTTCCAATACTCTTGATTCCTAACCTGATGTACTTAACCGGTGAGTGGTGATGACATCTTACCAACCACTCTCTCTGATCGGACATTCTCCATTTTTTTTCAACGGGGTTAACAAGAGACTTTGGAGTGCCTGTGTAAAGACTGATTCCATGTTCAGACGTGAACATGACCTCTCTAATTACAGGCTCTGTTACCGCCAAGTCCTGATCCTGGATCTCATCGTAGTGAACCATGTCAGCAGTAATACCACGACACGAATCCGGGTTGTGCTTAGCATACTTGAGGTATATCTTTCCCATGCCTCCACTTGGTCTAACAAAACCTCGCTCGAACACGTTCTCCGGCCAACCCTTGTGGAGATTGATAATGGGAGATTCCTCAATTATAGGCTTGAGCTTATCGTGAGAATACTTCCTTGTTTGGTCCTGCTCGGGCGCGACGTAAAGTATGTAGAAGTTGTCAATGAGACATTGCCTTGCACACGCTTCAGCTGCACCACCCGTTGACTTCCCCACCTGCCTGGACATCTTCCAAACTCTTTTTCTTGCAGGTGTGTCAAAGAGGGCTGGCACCCAAGCTCTCCCTTTGAAACTAAAACGCTTACCCTTCTTTACATAAACAGAGTTAGCGATCCAGTTGGATAGTGTATTTCTAATCATCGATTTTTACTCATACTGGGCATACTCGTTCGTACGCTCGGCATCTTTACTTGAGGTACAACTTTCTTGTGGGCTGTTGGCATATCTGTAGGTGCCTTATTAGCACTCATTATTTGCGCTATAGGTCTTGGAGACCCGACGTCTGGCGGCAAAGAAGATTCAGATACTGAAGACGGCAGCTTGTTCTTAGACATAGAAGAGGTGTTTGTCTTCTTCTGATCGAACTTATTCTTTTCTTCTGCAATCTTCATCAAAATTTTCATAGCGCTCTCAGAGTAGACCTACTTTCAGTTGAGTCAACCTTTTGTTCGGGATCATAATCCGCATCAGAACTTTTCATAGAGGTGTGCTTAGGAAGTCTCGGTTGTGCTCTATTCGCGCCACCGGAGGAGCTGGGTGCGGTAATAAATTGGTAACCTCCAGCAGCAGTTCCTATTCTTTTCTTTTTGCGGTGTACACCTGAACGCGTCTTCCTTCGTCTAATTTTAGCCTTTCTTGATATTTCAGCCTTGTTTTGCATGCGGTACATGCGCGCTTTAGTTCGCTCAGATTGTGTGCTAATTCTTGCGTTTTTTTCCATCTGACCCAACAAGGATAATAGGTGAGCCACTTTAAGCTCTCCACCAAAGGCTGCGTCCAAGGCTTCGTTTGAGAAATCAATTTCTGACTCTTCTTCGATGTCTTGGTAAAAAAAGATTTCATCATCCTCAGTCTGCCAGTCCAAATCTGCAAGCTGTTCTTCTGGGAGAGGATACGTCTCTGTGTACTCGGCGATTTTTTCCAAGATCGGGTCATCCATCCACTCCATATGGTAGTTGCTTGCCTTCATCTTATCCTAACCCTAGAGCATTTTGGGCTGCACTTTCAGACTTATTTGGTCTCAACCCTTCAAGCTCTTTAGCATCCCTTCTTTCTTTTAGCTTGTCTTTACCTTTGAGTGCCTTATGGTACAAACCCGTCAGACCTCCAGGCTCTGGCAGTTTCTCTTTCGGCGCGAAGTGGGACTCGTAGCCAAGGGCATCGTTCATTGCCCCTTTAGAGCCCATTCTTTTTGCAGCTCTTCCCGGACTTCCTAGAATAGACTTGCCTGCATTAGCTACAGCGCGCGCGCCTCTACCCGCTCCACTAAGACCACGCTTGATGCCACCGGTTACACCTTTGAGGGTCTTTTTTACATTCTGCGCAGCCCGTCTGTTTTGGGATGTACCCGCACCGTACCAGGCCGCCTCTTTCTCTAGATACTCAGCCCGTTCTGCAAGTTTGGCTGTCCAACCGTCACCGCCAAACTTTTTAGGGCCACCGTTCTCTCTAGCCAAAGCCTCATTTTCAGCCTCTAGCCACGCCATAGCCTTGTCTGTTTTGATGTAATCTAAGCCAAACGGGGCATCGCCCATTTCCTTAAAACGATCTACATATGCCACTTTCATCATCGCTTTCATTTTTGACCCGGTTTCTTAATTTTCGTGCCTGGACCTAAAGCGATAGAAGCGAAGTTGGAACCCGTTCTCTCTGACTCAAAGCCCATACCTGCACCATCCTCTAGAGTTTGTTTAATTCTTCCTAATGCCATTCTTCTCATAAAGTCATCAGAAGCCTGCGGGGCATACAGTGACCCCGGCAGTATGTTATTATACACAATCTGCTTTTTTGTTGGATTTTGTTTGTTCCAAGCAGTTACGGTACCCATAGTGCTGTAGTCTCCCGCAATCAAACCTGGATGATCTCCAGGGTCTCTAATGCGCACCTGTTCGGTCAACATCTTGACTGGAACTTCATATGTTCTCTTGTGTAGATTAACGCCTGCAGATGCAAATGTTTTGTGGAGATCGTTTCGCATCTGATCTTGTACGGACTCGACTCCTCTTAGCTTCATGAGTTCTTGAGGCTTGACGATGCCTTCAGATATCGCATCCCCCTTCTTCACTGTCTGACCTCTCTTAACCTCTACCTTCTTGCCTTTAGGTACGGTGTGGTCCTTGCCGGCAATGGTAACAATATTACCGCCGTACCCAGACTTTCTAATACCTGTAACCAATCCAGACTTTTGGGCAAGGGTGGCTTTACCTCGAAGATTGTTTGGCATTCTAAAGATCTGCAAAGCTCTATCAAAAGCATTCGCAAGCCCCTTATCTGCCGTAGCCACGCCTCCTGTGTGGAAAGACTTCATTGGCAGCTGTACAGATCTTTCGGTAATTGCTTGAATTTCACTAATGCCGACATTCTTGCCCACGTTCGGAAACTTACCAAATTCGTCAATACCAAAGCATTTTGAACAGATTCCAGACGGAGCTTCACATGTAAGTATGCTTCTTACTTTTACTTTTGGAACTTTAGACTTCTGGAGTTTGCTCAAAACGGTGTCATCAATAGCAGATCCCATGGGGACTCCAGCATAAGCTTGCGCAAGAACTCTATCTAAGAGATGCCTGTCAACATCCTCCATTCTACCATTCGTGGTGCCACAATCAGACATTGTGATCTTCTGAGTAGACGCAGAGTTTGTAAGCTCTTTGGAGAGCATTCCAGGTCCAGACACTGACTGAGATCTATCGATGATACCTTTTCTCTGAGCATACATGTGGCTGAAGAAGTCAGAACTAGAAAGACCTTCCGCGTAATTTCCCCTCACAGGCTCAGGCATGACATTTTGTCTATGATCAAGCATGAGGCCTAGCGTTCCCACCAACTGCTTGAGCTGATTTGGTCCAGGCTTAGACATACCAGAGTCCACCATGTCGGTCATATTGTTGCTGTTGCCAGAAGCGTTGTTCGGAAGCTTCATAGACATACCCATTATCTTAGAGTCAACCTTGGCGTATATATCAATAAGCTTCTTATCTCGCTCTTCTTTGGAAAGTTTTTTGTTTCTCCTGATTGCTGCAGCCTTGTTATCTGCGGCGCGGTACAGCTGCTTTCTTTCCTTAGTGAGCATCTTAAGGTCAGAGAGTAGGAAGCTCGTGCCAGACTCATACACATGAATCCTGCCCGCCTCCTTCCAGTCATTTATCACTCTCTTAAGAGCTTCCTTTCCTGCCTCTTTCTCAACTCTCTTGAGCATGTTTTGTTGCTCTTTTTCTGTCAGAGAGACTTGGTAATCTTTTAGCTTTGTTGGAATTTTATCCATAGCTCTGATTTTACCGGCGGTTGTTCTACCAATAAGTCTTACTGAAACGATGTCATCCCATCTAATTTTTTTACTTCTAGCCTCCTTGATAACCATCTCCGGTCGCATATAGTTCTTGGCTGTAGTGCGACCATTTCGAGTTAGCTTGAACATACCCATCATGTATTCTTTGCTTAGACCTACAGACAGACGTTCTCGCTGGCGACCGGTTTGGTAAAGGTTGTTGGAGGGAAGCATCCTTAATGCTTCTTGTGTTGCCTCGGTTCCAACGGGTACGTGAATACCAAAAGTATCGCCATCGAAGTCAGCGTTAAAACCGCCAAGAACTTCAACCGGAAGTTTGACGGAGCTTCCAGCGATCAGCTTTGGCTTAAACGACATGAACGACCATTTGTGTAGAGTTGGAGCTCTGTTGGCCATTACAACTTTAGAATCCATAACGTTTGTCAGGGCTCCCCTGGCAAACTTAGACTTAGCCTCTACCTCCTTTCTGGCATTCATAGAGGTCAGTCCTTGAGACTTTAGCTCTCTGATGACGAATGGCTTGAATACTTCCCAAGCCATCTTCTCAGGTATGCCGATGTGGTCCATGTCAAGTTTTGGTTCCGGCCCAACGACTGCCGTTCCCGATACATCCTGACGCCTCTTAAGCAGCTTCGATTGATAGTACCCAGACTTTGGATTCGCCCCTGCGATAGTTTTTGCAAGACCTTTCACATCAGGCTTGTCAACAAGTCCCATAGATTGACCCATCGTGCCACGCATAGCTTCGTACAATTCCTTTCGAGTCTTGCTGGCCTCATCCTTTAAGCCCGGTCTGCTCTGAAATGTTTTCATCTGCTGATTCATTAGAATGGTGGCACGGTAGTGCTCATTCACATCAGCCACAGCTAAGTCTCCTGTAGGCAACTCGGTGATTGGTCGAAACTTAGGAGGGATGATTGGCATTTTGCTTACCACCATCTCTTCTAGCTTGATTTTATTGTCTTTGAAGTTCTTGAGAATCCTGGCTTCTCTATGTAGCTTATTGAGAACGCTGCCCTTCCTTTTGGGAGCCTCTGCCTCAATCTGCTTAATTCGAGCATTCACATCGACTTTCTTTAATAAGCTTTTTACAGCCTCTCCACCCTCAAGTGCGCCGGGAGCATCTGCCTTTACCAGCTTGCCATCCAGCACGCCCTTCTTGCCCGACATAATCGCATCAAGCTCGGACTTCTTGAGATGTGCTACAGAAAGTATCGACTTCTCAAAAGTCGGGTGAGGCATAGGCTCAGCGAGATCGACGTGAGACCACTTGTCACCAATCAGACCACCCGTAGTTCTAAAGTCAAATAGACCCCCCTTTTCCTCTTTCAAGTCTTTTGCGCGGAGTGTTGTTGCGTCCTTAATACTTCCGTTCGAGACCTTTTTTACATCCCTATCTAGAAAGGGAACCATCTTGACCATGTTCTTTTCTTCAACAAGGTCGATACCCATCCCCCGCATCATGCCTACAAAGCGTTGGCTAGAGGCTGGCATATCTGGAGGAGGTAGCATTGTTCCGTTCTCGACAGCTCTCCATGCTTCAAGCTGCTTGTCACCTTTAAACGTATACATCTCGGCGAGGTTGGCATCCACTCCGTGAGAAAGTAAGGCATACATCTCACCCAGGCCCACAGCTCGCCCTGATTTACCGCCGCCTCGCGCCGGTTGTCCGCTTGTAGAGTAAGCGTGCTCAGCACCCGCGCCACGAGCTGAAAGTTTTTTATCAACCTGGTGCTCTAGCTTGAGGATGTATTGTTTTCCGTGAAGAACACCATCAATCTCTTGATCGCCGTCAATAAGTTTGCCGTGGTCCTTCAGATTTCTCTTCTTAAGTTCTTTTGTTATTTGGTTAGTATGGTCTCCATCAAAAGGCTTTGCAATGAAAGGTTTCCCATCTTTTTCAGCAATGTGAGACGCTGTAGTCTCCATGATCTGACCAAGGTTCATTCTGCCGGGCACGCCACTAGGGTCAAGCAGAAGCTCCATAGGTTCGCCCTTCTCATTCTTGGGCATCTTTTTGTCTGGAAGGATTGTGGTAATCGTTCCCTTGTTACCGTAACGACCTACAACCTTATCTCCGATCTTAGCCTTCTCCTCCGTTTTAATAACGACCATGATGTCTTTTTTGCGGAAGTGAACCTCAGCAACAGTACCCTCAGTATTCTTTTCCCATGTGGTAGAAGTATCTCTATAGTCTTGAGTTAAAAGGCGACTGATGTTTTGAAGCTGCTTTGAAAGCGTATCCTCCTCCACCTTCTTCATCTTTAGAACAATAGGATCTCCCTGCCTTACCTTGGAGCCTTTTTTGATAACACCATTATCACCAATCTTTTTAATCTGATCGCCATCAAAAATTGCAGGGAAGTAGGCTGCAAACTTTTTCTTATCAATCGTTTCATCATCTTGCAGGGGGACTGTTTTTTGGTAAGCGTGCATAGACGTGAGTTTTGTTGACCCCGTCTCAGACACAACAACACCATCTTCGTGATTGTAGCCTTTGTAAGGAATATACGCCGTACGCATATTGATACCAAGAGCGAGAGTGCCATCTTTGGTATAATTAGTATCACCGAGAGGTTCGCCCTTCTTGACCTTATCGCCAACCTTTACCTTAAGCTCTGTGTCGGTGTAGTTATTCTCATTCATCCAGAAATCATTAGGAATGCCTACAGTATACTCTTTCCCTTTGGAGTCTTTAATCTCTACTTCATCTTTTGAGACCTTCGAAACCGTACCGTCCACAGGGGATCTAGGTACGTTATTTCTGCCGACGATATCCTCGACAGTCCTGTTGTCTGACTCGCTAACTGCAGACTGAACTAGAGGGCTTTCTCTGTACTTAAGGGGCTTAGCTTGAGACTGCATTTTGGCTGCAGTCATAACCCGAATGCCGTTGTTGTGGGACAAAAATGGCACACCCATGGTATTTACACCAAACATGTCTGTAGAGACACGCATCGCGTATTGCACTTTGGAGGGTGATACTCTCTCCACCTCACCTTTGTGAACAACTTTCACCAACCCGTCATCGTCAGGCTTGAGCTTTTTAGACTTAAAATACTCAGGAAATGTAACGGTAGATGTATGAAACTTTCTGGGATCTAACTCGATAGACTTACCGCTCTTTACGTCATATACGGTGGTGACGAGATTCTTTCCCCTCTTCTTTACGCCAACGGCCAGGTGTAATGTAGTACCAATATTCTGACCCTCCGGCGTGTGCGCTGGGTCTACGAAACCCATGTGCGAAGGATCGATGGCTCTTACATCTCGTGTAACAGCGTGGGTGGATTGAATGCCACCTTCACCCATTACTGTAAGCTCAGAGAATGTCGCCTCCTGATCCATAGGGTTGTTTTGTTTTGGTATTTTCGATAAGTTTGTTTGCGTAAAGGTCGATTCAAGCGGTTGTTGAAAAATATCTTTTTGGACGATTTCGGCGACTTTGTCATAACGCTTAATATTCCTCGATAGGTTTCTAGATATTCTGCTTCTGTATTGCCTTTGGTTCAGACGCTCAATGGCGAAGTCTGACAGGTCGTAAATCTGGTTGTGAATGAGAGACTCTTTATTGTCTTCTTCTGACTCACCTCTTGACACTTCAAGTATCTTCATGGTTACAGCTACAAGCAGTTTCACGCTCGTACTTTCAAACTTTTGACCGAGCGTTAGCTGAACGTTCTCACCGTCATAGGAAGACTTTTCTTTGAAGTAGTCGATGATCCACTGTCTATATCCAGCAACGTTTTTCTTTGTTACTTCCGGATCACCTGCATAATGAAGTTTTGTGTACAGTTTTTTCAAGGCAGCAAGGGGGTCCTGAGCGCCTCTTGCTTTCATGTTTGTTTCATAAACCTCCTTGCCCCAAGCCTTCCTCATTTGCTCCTTACTTACACCCAGCCCAATAAAAAGCGCATGCAGGTTAACAAGGGAGTTCTCTACCTCCAATACAAAGTCACCCCCCTTACGAAGGCTGATGCTTAGGTTTCTACCCTTCGATGAGTTGAGCCAAGCGGAAATCTTCCCATCATCATGCTCTCTTGTGTATACGCCAGGGATAAGTCTTTTCTGTAGAGGAAACGAGTACTCATTTCCGCCCACAATGTATGTTCCTCTCATTGTCACTTGAGGCACATCCATGACTTTAATGGTCGACCTATTGAGAACCTTACCGCCCTCTACAAGCTCAAGGGTGGCCTTTACCGGATAGGTGTACGAAGCTCCGTTTATCTTGGCCTTCTTTTGACTCTTTAGATCGTCGACGCGATTATTGGAGGGAATGTCGATAGAAACAACACGCAACTCTCTATCACCAGAAGTTACGCTCAACATTTCTGCAAGCGAAGACTTAAGATTTCTTAGCAATTGATCGTGTGTCTCATGTGCAATTTGAAAACTCATA